AGTCAGTACAAGCACCTATTGCTATTCCACAGGATGTACAAGAACTTGCTCTCGGACCTGATTCAATTATGCGTTCATCTAACCCACAAGGTATTCGTCGCGTTCCACTAGAACTACCTGCTGGCGTATTCCAAGAGTCACAAGTACTTGATCGTGAACTTCGTATGGGTGCTCGTTATCCTGAAACTCGTTCAGGAGATGTAAGCGCATCCGTTATTACTGGTCGTGGTGTACAAGCACTACAGGCTGGCTTTGATTCACAAATCAAGGCAGCACAAGCACAGTTTGCTTTGATGTTCACACATTTGCTATCAATGGCTTTCAAGGTTGACGAAAAGATCTTTGGTAATAAGGTCAAGGAAATTCGTGGACTTGATGATGGTATGCCGTACTCAATGAAGTACACACCATCAAAGGCAATCGCTGGTGACTATTCTGTAGATGTTCGTTACGGAATTATGTCCGGTATGAACCCTAACAACGCTATCGTTGCGTTGCTACAAATGCGTTCAGACAAACTTGTATCACGTGACTATGTACGCCGTGAACTACCAGTTGAAATTAACATCAGCCAAGAAGAACAAAAGGTTGATATTGAAGAGATGCGCGATGCACTGCGACTTGCAGTATCCCAATACGCACAAGCCGTACCAACCCTTGCTTCTCAAGGTCAAGATGTATCATTAGTTATTACTAGAATTGCAGATGTCATCAAGGGCCGTCAAAAGGGCCTTATGATTGAAACAGTAGTTGAGAAGGCGTTTGCGCCTGAACAACCTGCTTCTGGTGGAGTACCGCAAGGTTCACCAGGACAGCCTCCTATGTCTCCAGCAGCAGGTGGACTTCCCACCCCTGCCTCGCAGCCCCAATCTCCACAACCCCAAGGTGGCGCAAACCCTGCTGCTGGACCACAAGCTCCTCAAGGAAAACCAGATATAGCATCATTGCTTGCATCAATCGGCGGCGCAGCATAAGAAAAGGAGGTGCAAAATGAACAAAGGTACACAAGCTCCAGCAACTTATACAAAGCCAACTGAAGGCTCTAAAGAAGGCAGCGTAGTTACAACCGGAAAGGTTTTTCAACCATTCGCGGGTGCAGCTAAACCAGGTAAGAAAGTAAAGTAGTAAATCACTTTTGAAGGGCGGTTGGGCGTGGATAACAATGATTATGTACCACGCTCAATACGCTTCGCAGACTTCCTTGTTGTGTTTTCGGGTTTCTTACACAACATTGTATCTAGCGTTCTGACTCTTACAGAAGAGTTAATGGAGATTTCGATCTACCACGCTAATAGAGAAACCAAGTTAACTAAAGCGCAAGAGGCGTTTAGTCAAGAATTAGAAACATTACAGGAGGAATAATGGCGCTCGATGAAGCGACAAACCCTATGCAGGGTGTTTCCGGTCCTGGGGATAAGTCAAAGCGTACTGACCTACAATATCAAGCTCCAGAATACGGTGGCGGCGTAGCATACGACGCAACTAAATCTGGTGCCACACTTGCTTCAACTCCTGATGTTCGCGGTGCAACTAATACCGAAGTTCGTCAAGCAGCAAGTAATGTATCTGGTCAATCAAGTACTCCAGTAACTTCTCTTTATGCTCCATCAGATCGCCCAAATGAACCAATAACTCACGGAGTTAATGTTGGAGATGGCGCTGGCGCAAATGCGCTACGTATGACATCTCAATTTGCGAGCGTTAAATTGTCTGACACTCTTGCTAAGATGCTTCCTTATGATACTACCGGTGAAATCGGTATTCTGTATCAACAAGCACAAGCAAGAGGTATGTAATTGGGTAACGCAAACATACAAGGCGCGGCTATACAAGCCGGATTAAACCCAAAAGAGTTAGAACAAGTTTCTGCTCTAAATAAAATTTTAGATTCACACCGTGCTCTTTTGGCTATGCCCGAAGATCAAGCTAAGGTAGCCTTCGCTAGTAAGCCACAAGATCAACAAGTTGCTCACGCAGCTTTGTTCGGTGGTATGAACCCTATTGGTTGGCTAGGTGACGCGGCTCACTATTTAACTCAAGGCGTAAAGACAGCAATCGCTGCACCATTTAAGGCGCTTAATGAAGTCTCTGACTTTATGACCCGCATTTACCGTACTGGTGCTATCGCTGTAGATCAAGGCGTTGACCTTGGTAAAGCCTTTCAAATAGCAAACGATAATGGTAACAAGGTATTTAGCCCAGGACGTATTGACGCTGCTAGAAAACAATATGGCGCAGATACAATGTCTGTAGCAATGAAAGTTGCTAGTGGAACTCCGCTAGATTCTATTCTTGCTAATGGCACAGATGCTGAAAAGCAAGTTGCTGCATCTGCAGCCCAAGGTGCCGATAAGTTTTTCCAAGATGCTTTAGATGCAGCGCAAGCTGCTAAGTATTCTCCAGGACGCCAGATTGCTAACTTATTACTTCCAGGTTCAATGGAAGGTTCTGGTGCTTTATACAAAGGCATTTCAGGATTCTTTGATGCTTCATATCGGATCTTTGCTGATCCTACCCTTGCTCTAGGTAAAGCTAAAAAAGCATACGATGTTGCTAACTACGCTTTATTTAAGATTGCTGGTAGTGCTGAAGGTGTAGATCGTGCCTTTTCTAAACCAGGTGTAGTTGATTTCTTTAATGCTTATGGTCCTGAACTAGATAAACTGAGTAAAGCACGCAAAGAAAAAGATGTTATAGCAGCAGAACAGGCTTCAACTAACCTTCGTCGTTTAGCACCGGAGTTTGGCCCAACAGCACAAGATGAATTTATTAAGGCTGGTGTCAAAGATGCGCCTACTGCTCGCAACTATTTACAGAACCACGCTGATATATCACAGATCCTACAAGGTCAAGCTGCTCGTAAGACTCCGCTGATCCCTAGGTTAGATCTTTCTCGTAAAGCACGGGTAACATTTTTAACAACAGCAGACAAAGTATTCAACATAAATCAGGTAGGACAAAAACTTGTATCAGGACTCTACGGCGATGGTAGCATTGCTTACCAAGATATCACAACAGGGCTTAATGCGAACGCTGAGGCTATTGCTGGTGCCGAAAGACAAGTTGGAAAACTAAAGCAAGACGGAGCATACCGTTTATCTTTCAATCAAATTGCTGGAAAGATTGATCGCTTCGCTGCTAAGTTTACTTCTATTCCTTATTTCAAAGATGGATTCTTTGATACCTCTGCTCCTAATGCTTCAACTCAGGTTTATCGCCTAGCACGTTTGTCTAATACTCGTTACCATTCTCGTATTGTTCAAGAGGCTTTCCAAGCTGGCGATGAAGGTCAAAGAAAACAAATCTTTACTGGACTCTGGAATACTATTGCTGAAACTCGAGGAGTATCCAAGGGTGAAGCAGGACAGACTTTCCTACAAGATTTTGCTGGCACCGGTGCTGCTAAACAATATGCTGCTGATGTAGAGCGTACTGTTACAGATGAGAACGGTGTATCAACGGTTATCCGCGATAACCCTGCATCTTTTGATGGTGAACAACTTGCTTTGTTTCCATACCAACTTTCTCCAGCAATGGCAGTTCCATCTATCCAAGACTTGAGTAAGTTACCAGCGCTAGATGCTCTCTACTCACGTATGTTTGGACAGAACTACCGTCAATGGTCACGTAAGATGACTGACTTCTGGGTTATTGGTACACTTGCTGGACCTAAGTTTCCAGTGCGTAACGCCGCAGAAGATTTAATGATGCACGCTGCTGCCGGTGATTCAACTTGGGGTATCGTTAAAGGTCGTTTCCTTTCAACTAAAATCCGTCAAGCACAAGCACAAGGTGATCTTGGTTTCATTCAAAAACTTGTATCGCGTAATCAAACTAAAGAATATGCTCAAAAGATTTCAGATGCTGTTGAGTCAGGTTCACCTGATGCCGCACGTAAAGTAATGGCTGAAGCTGTACTTAATGATAGTATTGTCTCTAAGTTAGATCCAGAAGCAACTCAAATTCTTTCTGAAATTGCTCATTATGGAAACTTGAATGACACTCTAAAAGCTGTATCAGAAGGTGGAAAGAACGCCCTTCGTGGTGGAGATCAATACTTAAATGTATCTAATGATGTATCTCGTTTTGGTAAAATGGGTGCTATAGAAGTTGATGGCGTTAAATATAAAGCCTCCACTAATGGTGAAGCCTATACAGATTTTAACCCAGTAGCTAATAAACAATCTCGCATCTCTTGGTTAGTTCAACTTGGTATTACATCTAATGATTACTTAGCAAAGATTGCTGTAAAGAATTTAGATAAGCCTGAAGTTGCTATTGCTGAGATGACTAAGTATCTTGATGAACTTCCAACAGTTCTACGCAACCGTTTCCAATCAATGTCTGCTAAAGGTATTACATCTCAACAGCACGCAGAACGTGCTTTCCAAGCAGTACAAAACCTTTACTCAAAAGCAGACGGAACTCTTAATACAGATCTATGGAATAAAGTTGCTAGACTTGATAAGTCAGGTAATCGTGTAGTTTCAACAGCAGATCTTCGTTTAAGTGATCTACCTCATACAACTAATCTTGCTCCTAAATTTGTACACGGCCCAACACTTGTACCAGTCTCTGAGGCTTCTAATCCAGCAGCAGGACTTATTGACCGTACTTGGGATTATATGGGTGAAGCTAACTCACGTTTCTCACGTGAGCCAGCAGTACTAGATGCAATGATTCGTATCCGCAAAGATATGATCTCTAGTAATTATGACAAGCACTATATGGATTTAATGACTGCCGGTAAAACTGGTGATGATTTAATCAAAGCAACTGAATATGCTAAAGCACACTTAGTATCTATATCTGAGGATATGGCTAAACAACGTATTCTTGCTTATGTAGATAATCCAGCAGTACGAAGCCAGCTTGCTTTTTCTGTAACTAACTTTGCTCGGTTCTACCGCGCTACTGAAGATTTCTATCGCCGTGTTTATCGTACGGTTAAGTACAACCCAGAAGCTCTTACTCGAGCATCGCTTACCTATGAAGGTATAGCACACTCAGGTTTTGTACAAACAGATGATGCTGGTAACCAGTACTTCTTTTACCCAGGATTAACTCCTGTATATACCGCTATGAATAAAATGCTAAAAGTATTTGGTGTAAAAGACGCATTTAAGACAGGTATTCCGATTGATTTCGGCGCACAACTAAAGATGATTACTCCATCTTTGAACCCAGATTCTTTGTTCCCAACATTCTCTGGACCTTTGGCTGCTGTCCCAATCAAGGCTATTGGAAATATTATTCCACAAGTTAAAGACTTAGAACAGTATTTAACTGGTACCTATGGCCCAGATCAACCAATGATCTCAGCCGTATTACCTGGTCACGTTAATCGTTTACTAGCTGCACTAAGCACCGATGAACGCAACTCTCAGTTTGCTTCTGCTGCTCGTAAAGCCGCAACTTACCTTGAGGCTAGTGGTCACGGACTTGATGTTAAGATTGATCCAAAGACCGGACAAGAAATTCCTCCGTCTGCTGGAGAGATTGCTGACTATCAGAATAAGCTACAGGGTTCTACAATGACTGTTCTTGCTCTTCGATTCCTTATGGGATTTGTATCCCCAGCAACTCCATCTGTTACCTTAAAGTCTGATATGGCAAACTGGGTAAAAGATAACCAACGTGTATCTTACAAGCAAGTATTTAACAACCTTATTAACCAATACAACGGTGATATTGATAAGGCTACTAAAGAATGGCTAAGACTATTTCCAAAGGAAATGCCTTATACAGTTTCTGAAACAGAGAGTACTGTTAACGCTAACGTTCGTGCGGTAACTAGTGCTACTGACTGGATCAAAACACATAAAGACGTTTTGAAAAAGTACCCTGAAGGTGGTGCCTACCTGATTCCACAGGCAGGTAAGTTTGACTTCAACGCATACAAGTTATTGCAAACTGCTGGGCTAAAGACTAACAAGACTCTTACAGACTTTGTTCGTCAAGTAGCATCTTCTAAAGATGTTCAAACATATTACGATATGAAAGATAAGTTTGATCAACAGATGGCTATGACTCTTGATACTGCTGCTAAGCGCCAGATCCGCGATCAATGGACTGCTTGGTCAGATGAGTTCAAGGGCGCTCGTCCATTGCTGCAAGAACAACTTGGTACTGGTAGCGCTACTGCTATCCAGCGTACAAAGGCTTTGAATGACTTACGCTTAATGCTTGCTGATAAGACTGTAACTACTCAACAAAATGTACAATCTAAGTTGAGAGAAATGCTTTCATCATATGATGCGTATGTAACTAATAGAGACTTTGCTAATCAACCTAGTTCCAATTTTTCACAACAATATAAAGATGCTTTGAAAATAAGTGCTAAACAACAGATTCAAAATATTGCTCAAGGTGACCCAAGCACACTTGCTGCATTTAATACTATGTTCGCACCACTACTTCGATAATTAAAGTACGAGAGGATAACAACTAATGGCAACTGATGCTAGCCTTAAAGATTATTTGGCTAACCGGTCTGATGTTAAGAACGCCAAGAAAACTCTATCCTCAGCCAAGGCTCCTTTAGCAGATCTTCAAAGGGCTTTGGATTCAGCACCTGCTGCTTCTAAAGCTGATATCCAAAAGCGGATTGCTGCTGCTAAAAAAGATGCTGATAAAGCACAGGCAGATTTTAATAGTGTAGTTGCTGCTGCTAAAGATTATTACAAGAACAATATTGACACTATCAATGCTGATACTAAGATAGCCCAAAAGAATACAGACATTAAATCACTTGCTGATGCTAAGGCAATGCGTGATCGTCTTATTCAAGCAAATCAAGATACTAGCACTATTGATAAAACTATTGCTGAACTTACCGGTAAAGCAAATGCCAAGCCACAGGTAACACCTCCTCCAGGTAATACTGAAACTATTGATGGAACTAAGCCCGTAGTCCGTGATTATGCTAAAGAAATAACAGGAGCAGCACAACTTATTTATTCAATGACAGATCACGAAAGATCTGTTTTATCTAGTCAATTAAAGGATGCTGGATTCAAAGTTCCCGTAAGTGGTAAATATAACGATGCCCTTACTGCCGCATATCAAACTGCTGTCAGTAACAACCAATTAAGAAATACCCAGATACCAAATCTTAACCAATCACTTGCTGAATTTCTTGTAACTAAAGCAAAAGAACCTGGAGCTGGTGGAACAAAAGGTGGCCCTACAACTGATGCAACCATATTTAGCCCGACAAATGCTGCCCTTTATATCAATAGTGAATTTCAACAATTCTTAAAGCGCGATGCAACTTCTACTGAAATCTCTACTCTTACTAAACAACTTACTGATGCTCAACGCAAAAATCCTGACAAATTAAGCACAGATGCTAATGGTAATACTGTTAGAGTTCAGGGCTTAAATGCTCAAGGATTCCTAGATGGACTTATCAAAAAACTTCCAGAGTTTACAAAGAAATTAGAAGGCAAGACTGCAACTACTCTTGAGGGTGTTCTTAATACAGCCAGAGATAATTCTATTATCCCAACTCAAAGTCAAATTGATAGTTGGACTAACCGCCTTAAAACTGGCGAAGATGCTGCAACTATCCAACACGAAATTCGTAACTTAGCTGCTATTGGACGTCCAGATGCTATAGCTAAACAACTGCTTGCTGGTAATGACCTTGGAACTATTTTGTCTCCATATAAACAATATATGCAATCAACCCTTGAAATACCAGCAGAGCAAATAGCATTAACAGATCCATCGCTTCAAATGGCTATTGCTGGCGATAAGCCAATGAGCCTTTATGATTATCAAAATGCTCTTCGTAAAGATAACCGCTGGCAATATACACAGAACGCTAAGACAGATGTTTCTAATTCAATTCAACAAGTCTTAAAAGACTTTGGGTTTATGGGGTAAATGATGGCAACTACAGGTTATGATGTTTTGTCTGGGCTAAAAGCAATTCCAATGGCAAAGCCAGCTCCAAGTGTTTCACCTCAACAAGCTGCTGATGCACTAGCAGCACAAGTAAAAGGTCTTCAGCAATCAGCGCCAGGTATTATTAAAACAAATGCTGCTGCTACTGATGTAAATAATGCAGCAAATACTAGTATTGAACAACAAACAAATGCAATCAATTCTAACACAGATCCAATTACTCAATCTGTTGGTCAGGCATTTACATCATTAGGTGTTCCAGGATATGCTGCACCGCGACAACAACAACTTTTGCCAGATACATCAGGATCACAATCTGCTTATGATCTGTTACTTAGTGAATTTCAAAAATATGGTCTTGGTGCTTTAGTAGAACCACTTAAAGGTATGATCCAACAAGGTGCCTCTGGTGCAACTATGGCTCTTGCTCTGCAAAATACAGAGGCTTACCAAAAACGTTTTAGTGCAAACCAATCTCGTATTGCTGCTGGATTATCTGCCCTAAGCCCTGCTGTATATATTGGGCTTGAAGATCAATACCAAAATGTTATGCGTAAGTATGGACTACCTGCTTCATATTACACACCAGATTCTACTGGTAAACAACCAGGATTTGATCAACTTATTACTAATGATGTTAGCCCAGTAGAACTTGAAGACCGAGTTACTACAGCACAAAACCGAGTGATGAACGCTAACCCAGAAGTTATGAACGCTCTTAAACAATATTATCCTGATATTACTAATGGCGATATGATGTCCTATTTCCTTGATCCTAAAAACGCTATTAACGCGATCAAGAATAAAGTAACTGCTTCTGAAATAGGTGGCGCTGCTGCTGCAGCAGGACTATCTGATAGTCGCGCTCAAGCAGAACAACTTGCTGCTTATGGAATTACTGGAGCGCAAGCACAAGCAAATTATGGAACTGTTGCTCAACTAGCACAACGCGGTAGCCAACTTGCTGATATCTACAAACAACAGCCATATGGTCAAGATCAAGCAACAGCAGAAGTATTTAATACAGCCGGACAAACTGATGCTGCAAATCAACGCAAGAAGTTAACTTCACTTGAGCAAGCAGCATTTTCTGGCTCAGCAGGAGTTGCCCAGAACGCGCTTAGCCGCGATAGAGCAATATCCCCAATGATGATCGGCGTCCCAGGCGCAGGTTCCATCTAAACAAACATAGACCTGCCTTAGAGTGACTGGTACTAAGGAGAGAATTAAAACCAGTAGTAGAAGCCATATAGAAAATCCCCAAATCTATATGAGGTCTGCGATCAAACTAACAGAATGGGAGATGGACTAATGTCCAATTACGACTACGAGGACGATGAGTTCGATACCACAGAAGATACTTCTGTAAGTACGAATAATGATCTCGTCAAACAGTTGCGTAAAGCAAACAATGCCAAAGAAAAAGAACTCGCTGAGCTACAAGCTAAGATGGGTGACCTTTCAAAGGCACAAAGAGAACGAGCTATTAAGGATGTCCTCGAAGCTCGCGGAGTAAATAAGAAGATTGCTTCTTTTATTCCATCGGACCTAGACCCAACTGAGGAGTCTTTGTCTAAGTGGTTAGACGATAACAGCGATGTTTTCGGATTATCCACTGAATCAAACCAGGATAATGTAGACCCAGCACAGGCTGCTGCATACAAGAAGATGAATCAAGCTGTTAACAATGGACTCACCCCTGATTCCAATGATGACATTATGAAGAGACTTCTAAATGCAGAAACGCCTGAACAATTAGCTGAGGTTATGCGGAGTTCTGGACTCTAATCCAACAACCGAAAGGCAAGCTAAATGGCAGTTCCAGGCGGAACCCTTACTGGCACCTCGGCAATCAGCAACCTCGTACAAACAGCGTATGACCAATATGTCCGTATGGCATTGCGTTCAATCCCTGTTATGCGTTCGTTGGCTGATGTCAAGCCAGTACAACAAGCGATGCCAGGTTCATCAGTTGTATTCTCAATCTATTCTGATTTAGCGCAAGCTACTTCAACATTGACAGAAGCATCAGATGTATCTTCTATCGCTCTTGGTAACCCAACACAGGTACCAGTAACACTACAAGAATACGGCTCAGCCGTAACAACAACCAAGAAGTTGAACCTAACTTCTTTCAACGATGTTGATCAAGCACTTGCTGACATCATCGCTTACAACGCAGCAGATTCTATTGACTCTGTAGTTGCATCAGTACTTACTGGAGGATCTAACGTTCTCTATGCAGGTACAGCAACATCAACTAACAGCATTACTTCTGCACAGAAGATGACTGTTTCACTTCTTCGTTCAGCAGTAACTGAACTTCGCACAAACAAGGCTTTGCCTCGTATCGGCGAACTATATGCTGCTTACCTACACCCACGCCAGACAGCCGATCTTCGCGCTGAAACAGGCACCGGTGGATTCCAGGAACTATCAAAGTACGTAGATCGCACACCATTCGTGGCTGGCGCAGTTGGCGTAATTGAAGGTGCGTTCGTTGTAGAAACACCTCGCGTTCCATTCGCAGCTAACACAGGTTCTGTAAACGTCTACAAGGCAGTTGTTGCCGGACGTGAAGCACTTGCTGAAGCGATGGGCCAAGACATCTCAACCGTCATTGGACCCCAAATTGACGCCTTGCGTCGTTTCCACACAATCGGTTGGTACTACTTCGGCGGATGGTCACTCCTACGTCAAGCAGCACTTTACCGTATCGAAACTGCCGCAACAAACGGTTAATCAACCTAGTTGATTTACGGGTAGGTAGGGGGCAACTCCTACCTATCAGCAAGTTCACTAAGGAGAACAAATGCCATACACACTGATTACACCTTGGGAGAACCAAACCTGGGGAGCAGGTCAACCTTGGCCTGATAAATACTCTCGCCTAGCGGGTAAGCCAATAACAGGCGGAAGCCTTACTGGTTCAATCCCAACATTCATTACCGATATTGCTCGCGGTATGACTTTGATTGTAAATGGTACAGAAGTAGAAGCAACATTGTACCCATATCAAAACACATTAGCAGATGCTGATGCCTATTATTTAGGTGGTCACGAATATACTTTGACAGATGCCGAAGCACAGATCTTAATCAATGCTGGCTATAGCGACTATCTAACACCGGTGGTGTAAATGAAACATTGGGAGTATCACCCAGAAGCACAAGAAGATTGCTTTGGATGTAAAGCATTAAACTTGCAGGTTAATCAAGTATCTCTACGAGTAGATGGTATACAAACTGCAAAGGCACACGATAAAGAATTAGGCAGTTACTATGACGCTTTGCGTCAAGGTATCGAGCCAGCATCAACACGCAAAAGAGATATTGATGCCGCTGTTCGTCTCAGTAATGATACGGGCGTGGCGTTCGATGTACACAAAATATAAAAACAAGGAGCAAAAATGATAGATACATCAAATAAGGGTAGCGCTGAATCTACCGATGACAAGGGCTTTGGTCCAGGCTCCTCTATGGGGATTCCTGCATCAATGCCAGCCGGTTCATTCGCTGTAAGCACAACTGGTAACACTGCAAAGTTTGCAGCAGGAAAAAAGACAGTAGGTAAATAATGTGTACTAACTGTGGTTGCGGATACGCAGCATATGAAGATCTTGAAACAGGAGCAGGTAAGAACGATGTTGCTGGAGAAGCAACAGAAGTGAGTGAAGCATAATGGCTGCTGCTAAGAAACATCCAGGATTTGCTAAAGTTCAAGCTAAGATTGCTGCTAAGCAAGGAATCTCAAAAGACCGCGCAGGAGCAATCCTTGCTGCTGGTGCTCGTAAGGCTTCACCTGCTGCTGTAAAGGCTAACCCAAATCTTAAAAAGGTTAGCGGAATGAAGCAGAAAAAAGGTATGTAATGAAAAAGGCTCGTAATAAAAACAAATAAAGAAAAGAGGATAAGGTGTCATTAGGAATTTATGGTTCAACCCTAGTAGATGAGTTAAATCGTCTAGCCAATGGTGGCACCTATCCCAATATTTCTGCATATGTTGATGAATCAGGAGCTGCTGCAGATTGGGCAGATCGAAGAGGCGTTAACTATGGAGTGTATTCAGATTCAGTAAGTATCTTAAATACCATTTATAACTCTTCAACCCCTACAGATAAATGGCTTGATATAGCCGGTATCTGTAATGCAATCGCTGGTACTACTGGCCTAGAACCAGCCGCAGCGCTACGTCAGGTGGCTTCTTAATGCCAGCTTCCTATAATCTTGTAGCACCACAAGCTACAACATTTAATTTTCAGTTTCAAATTAAAACAGGTTCAACGCCTTGGAATTTGACTAACTACACAGCAACTATGACTGTACGTCCGTATCTTGGAACTAGTACAGTAACGCTTCAAGCAACATTAACAAATGGAAAACTTGCTATTGATGCAGTTAATGGAAGAATAACAGTTACCTTTACTTCAACTGATACTAATATTAAAGCAGAATCTTATGTATACGATCTAGTACTTTATACTGGTTCAACAACAACAAGAATTTTAGAAGGACAATTTATTGTGACTGCGGGGGTAACGGTATGAGCGATACAATTATTGTAATTGAATCTGCTTCTCCACAAATAGGTGTGATGCTTTCCGCAGATCAAGGACCACAAGGAACTAGCGGTAATACTGGACCAACAGGTTCTGCTGGTGCTACTGGTCCTATTGGTGTAACTGGTGTAGCAGGTCCAACAGGACCTACTGGTTCTACTGGATCCACAGGATCCACTGGAGCAACTGGTTCTACAGGTTCTACAGGTCCCACTGGCGCTACCGGCTCAACCGGAACTACAGGTTCTACGGGACCTACTGGTTTAACTGGCCCAACAGGGTCAACCGGAACGACGGGAGCAACGGGTGCAACAGGAAGCACAGGAGCTACGGGTTCAACTGGCAATACAGGTCCTACAGGAAGTACAGGACCTACCGGAAACACAGGCAGTACAGGCGCTACAGGATCCACTGGTCCTACAGGCGCAACAGGTACTACTGGAAGCACCGGTGCCACAGGCCCAACAGGTTCCACAGGTTCTACAGGTTTAACTGGCGCCACTGGTCCGACTGGTAGTACAGGTACAACGGGTTCAACCGGTGCCACTGGTCCTACTGGCGCGACTGGTACTATAGGTTTAACAGGTTTGACAGGGCCTACTGGTTCTACGGGTGCTACGGGCTCTACAGGGCCTACAGGAGGCACTGGTAGCACAGGACCTACAGGTAATACAGGATCCACTGGACCGACAGGTCCTACGGGCGCTACAGGCGCAGATTCAACAGTAACTGGACCAACTGGTCCAACAGGTTATACTGGTCCTACAGGACCAACAGGATCAACTGGTGCAACTAGCACGGTTGCTGGTCCTACTGGAGCGACAGGAGCAACGGGTGTCACAGGAGCCACAGGAAGTACAGGTACCACTGGTTCGACTGGCGCAACTGGACCAACTGGCAACACAGGATCCACAGGTGCTACTGGACCGACAGGTGTTACTGGCACAACAGGGGCTACTGGACCCACAGGCAGCACCGGAGTAACAGGCAATACTGGAACAACTGGGGCAACTGGAGCGACTGGTACTGCTGCAACTATCGCAGTTGGCAGTACTACTTCAACTGGTCCGACAGGTACGCCTAGCGTAACTAACGTAGGCACTTCCTCAGCCGCAACTTTTAACTTTGTTCTTCAACAGGGTTCAACTGGATCAACGGGACCAACTGGAACAACCGGAACAACGGGTGCAACTGGACCAACAGGACCGACTGGAACAACAGGTACAACAGGTGCTACTGGTCCAACAGGGGCAGATGCTACTAATACTTTAACTATAAATGGTCAAACTGCTTCATATACTCTTGTCCTTGGAGACAAAGACAAACTTGTCGAAATGAACGTAGCTACTGTCAATAACCTTACAGTCCCATTAAACGCTTCAGTAGCTTTTGCTACAGGATCTCAAGTAAACGTTCTTCAAACTGGTGCTGGGCAAACTACTGTTGTTGCCGCTAGCGGTGTGACTATCAATGGTACTCCTGGTATAAAGCTCAGAACGCAATGGTCTGCTTGTACTTTAATTAAACGCGCCACAGACACTTGGGTAGCCATAGGAGATCTATCAGCATAGTAATATATGCTTATGAAAATCTTAGGGGTGAATGACTTTTGAAAGTTGCTATATATGCTATTAGCCTTAATGAAGAAAAGCACGTTTTGCGTTGGTACGAAAGTTCTATTGATGCTGATTATCACATCATCGCTGATACTGGTTCTACAGACAAGACTGTCGAAATTGCAAAAGAGCTGGGAATAAATGTTTACAACATCAGTATAAAGCCTTGGCGCTTTGATGATGCTAGAAATGCTGCACTTGCTCTAGTACCAGCAGATGCTGACTATTGCATAATCCTAGATATGGATGAAATTCTATCTCCAGGGTGGCGAGATGAATTACAAAAGGCTTATGATGTTGGTGGCATAACAAGACCACAACATAAAATCGTTACAGACTTTACCAAAGATGGTAAGCCAGCAGTTCAGTTTTTTGCTAATAGAGTTCACGCTAGAAATAACTACCGGTGGAAATATCCTATTCACGAAGTGATTACTCCTTATCAATTAGATAAAGAGACCACTCACGAAGTAGGTATGGAAGTCTGGCACTATCCAGATAATGAAAAATCTCGCGGTCAATATGTAGATATGCTGGCTGAGGCTTGTAAAGAAAGCCCAACAGAACCTAGAGTTTTATATTACTACGGCAGGGAATTATTCTTTCACGGTAAATTTTTAGAAGCCAAAAAAATCTTTTTAGAGTACTTAAAATATACACAGTTTCCAGCAGAAAAAGCATATGCACTACGCTACTTAGCCAAGTGTACACCTGATGAAGCTGAGGAATATCTAATGCAATCTATCGAGACATTTAATTGTCGAGAAGGTGTGCTAGCACTTGCTAACCATTACTACATTATGAAGCAATGGAAAGAATGTTTCCTAGCAGCAGAAGAAGGTATAGGAATAACAGAACGCTATAACAACTTTATGTCCGAAGAATGGGCGTGGGGTCATATGGGGTACGACTTAGCGGCAATCTCTGCTTGGCAGTTACAAGATTGGGATACAGCGTTAAGGTATGGAGAGATGGCTCTTGAGCGATCTCCGGATGATGAAAGACTACAAACCAATGTCAAGTTCTACAGGGAGAAAATAGATGCCAACATTCGCGCAGATGGTGGATGAAACACGCAGCAGCCTTGCGGGTTTTACCCTTCGCCAAGATCGCATCACCAATTTAACAAATGCAGGTGGTATAGGCACTAGTGATCTTAGTATCAATATCGGCTCAGCCGAAAACCTTGCTAAGGGTGTTATTGAAATTGATGAAGAACTTATCTGGATTAACTCTTTTGATCGTACAAACCTAACTCTTAATGTTATTGCTGGTTTTGGTCGTGGTTATGGTGGAACTACAGCTTCCCCCCACACACAAAATAGTCAAGTAACTATGACTCCTACATTTCCAAAAGTCAATGTTAAGAAAGCTATTAACGATACTATTAACTCTTTCTATCCAAAACTTTTTGGCGTTCAGTCAACGACCTTTACTTTTAATGCAGCGCAAGTTGCATACCCATTACCACCTGAAGCAAGAGATGTTCTCTTTGTTTCGTGGCAAACTGTTGGACCAAGCCGAGAATGGTTGCCAGTCAATAGATGGCGTATTGATAGAATGGCAAATGAAGCAGCTTTCAATACTAATAAGACTGTGAATATATATGAAAAAATTATGCCTGGTCGCACAGTTCAAGTCTACTATTCAACCATCCCAAATAATCTCCCTAACAACTCTGATGACTTTGCTACTGTTACAGGCTTGCCGGAGTCGTGCCGAGATGTCGTGGTCTTTGGAGCTTCTTACAGATTGCTCTCATACATTGATACAGGTAGAATTAACTTGTCATCAGCAGAAGCAGATATAAACGATACTAAAATTCCTTCTAGTGCTGGCGCTTCTTCATCCAAGTATACCTTTGCTTTATACCAGCAACGTCTACAAGAAGAAGCAACTAAATTACAAGACCGTTTCCCAATTCGTATTCACTACACAAGGTAAGGACACCAGATGCAAAACCGTAAATACTCGTCTATTAGCATAGACACCACACTGGCAGCCGGTGGAATTTCCTCTACTGCTACCTCAATGACCGTAGCAACTGGTACTGGTTCTGCTCTTATGGGTGGCGTTACTCTTACTACTAACGATACATTTGCCATTGCTTTAGATCCAGATACGGTTAATGAAGAAATTGTTTTTATTACGGCTCAATCTTCTGATGTATTTACTATTACTCGCGCTCGGGTTGGTACTTCCGGTGTAGTACACGGTGCTGGTGCTACAGTTCGTCACGTTATGACTAGTGATGATTTGAACTGGTTTAACACTACAAGCCCTGGAACAATCTCTACTGCTAAAGGTGATATTGTAGTTGCGACTGGGTCTCAGGCTATAGATAAACTTGCACTAGGAACAAATACTTATGTTCTTACTGCTGACTCAACTCAAACGTTGGGTGTCAAGTGGGCAGCTCTGCCAACTCCGGCTACTTTAGATCTTACCTTGAACGCAAAAACAGCTAGCTATACACTTATAGGTACAGATGTAAATAAACTGGTAACAATGACAAGCGCATCTAGTACGGTAATAACAGTACCTAATGGGATATTTTCTGTAGGTAACTGTATTAACGTTGCTGGATTAGGAACCGGTTTTGTTACTTTGGCATCTGATGGAACTTCAGTCCTTCAAGCGACACCAGGACTTAACCTCCGTACTCAGTATTCTTCAGCTACAATTATTTGTATCGCAACTAACACCTTCTTAATCGTAGGAGATTTGAGCGCTTAATGGCTATTAAACTAGGAATAACATCATCCAGCGATGGTGGCACCCCAACCGCCCCTACTATCGGTACGGCTACGGCTGGCAATAGTTCGGCTACCGTTGCTTATACAGCGTCTACCTACACAGGCAAAGGCGCGGCTACTTATACAGCCACATCTAGCCCTGGTGGATTTACTGGCACAGGTGCATCTCCAATTACGGTTTCAGGTTTAACTAATGGAACGGCTTATACTTTTACGGTTACTGCTACTTCAACAACAAGTCAAACTGCGGTATCTGGATCATCTAACTCAGTAACTCCAGTTGCTCCATTTGCATACTCATCAAATGCTAATTCAACAAGAAATGATGGAACATATACTTATTTGACATTTACTGCTGGTGGAAACTTTACTGTTAACAATGGAAGTGCAACTGTCACAGTAGGAATGATTGGCGGTGGTGGTGCTGGTGGTGCTGGTTGGGCGCAATATTTTAAAGGTGTTCACTATTTCGCTGGTGGTGGTGGTGGTGGTGCTGGTGGTAATGTAAGTACAGGAGTATCGGTATCGGCTGGAAATTACCCTATTGTTGTTGGTGGTGGCGCTGGCACCGCTCAAGGAACCGGAAACGCTAGTACCTTTGGTGGATTTTCTGCTAATGGCGGTGGCGGGGCAAGTAGTGCTGGAGCCAGTAATGCAAGTTCTGGCGGTTCTGGTGGTGGTGCTGGTGGTTTCAGTACTGGTACTGGCGGTACTGGTAATCAAGGTGGTAATGGTGGTAATACCACTGGAGGTGTTAATGGTGGTGGAGCGGGTGGCGGTGGTGCTGGTGGTAATGGTGGCGCAAATGGTGGCTCAGGTACTACTATATTTGGAACTGCAGTCGGTGGTGGCGGTGGTGGTGGCGGTATTGGTGGCGGAGCAGGTGGTGGTGCAACTTCTGGTGGTGGCGCTGGTGGATATGGACAAAATGGCGTAAATGGTGGGGGTTTAGCAGGAACTTCTGCAACTAATGGTACTGGCGGTGGCGGTGGTGGCGGTGGCGGTGGAAGCAATCAATTCACTGGTGCAACCGTTTATCCTGCAGCAGGTTCTGGAGGTAATGGATTGGTGGTAATTAGAATATGATTCACTTAGAATGGCATCAACACGCTTTTATTGATAACAATAATATTGTTATTGCCGTTGGAGTTTATGAAGAATCTGCTCACGACTCAGAACTTCTTACCGATTCTATAAAAGCAATAAAAAACGCAGAACAAGTTATATGTTGTTGCACTTTTGGCATTGCCAATACTGGTGATACTTGGACTGGAACAGAATTTAGAACTCCACAATTACATAAAGGTTGGATTTGGGATAGCGAAACTAAATTATGGAATCCTCCTATTCCTAAACCTGACGATGGGCCAATCTATGAATGGAGCGATGAGAAAGAACAATGGGTTGAAATAGAATAATGCCTGTATCTGAAATAAAAATTATTTCTAATTTTATGCCAGATGAAGAAATAGATAAAACTATTGCTTTAATTAACAATTCTAAAACTTATGCTTTTAAGAATAATCCAGAAGCAAGAATAGTTCCTTTGCGCGAAAGCGAAAAAGAAGCAACTGCTTTGGTTAAAAAATATGCTAATAAATTATTAGCAGAACAACCAGTTCAACCATTATATTCGGTTGAAGGGTTTTTATCTTTGTGGCCTACTGGGGCATTTGCAGATGTTCATAAAGATAATCATTATGGGTTTGAATATCTTTCTCATACTGCATTAGTTTATATAAATGATGATTATGAAGGAGGAGAAATTTATTTTCCAAATTTTGATTTTGAATATAAACCAAAACGCGGAGATGCAATTTTATTTCCCTGCAATAGAGACGAATTTATGCACGGAGTCAAAGAAGTAACAAAAGGCAATAGATATACTATTGCTATATGGTATTGTTCATTAAAAGAAAAAGAACATCCCTTACTTTCCTGAATTATTTTTTAAATCCATTAAGGCAATAAAATCTGGACTGCCAACCCAGTTAATTCCTCCATCAATTTCCCATTTTATGTTTAAATTATTGTTTAACGCATATTGAAATATCCAACTAAGCACCCTTGCTTGCATAGGGCTTCCCGCTTCTTTTATACTTAAGTATTCTATTCCTTCAATTTTACGCATATCAATAATGGCGTCTATATCGTTTGGCTTCATCCATTCAGGAATGTTAACATTAGTAAGCCATTCACATTTATAGGACTGACAAGGGTCTTTAGGTCGTTTTGCATAAACAGAACAACCCTTTCCAATAGCAATAAAATGACAAGGTTTGCCTTGAAAAAAAGTATGCCCTAGGGCTTCTCCCGCAAGATAACCTTCACAGCATTTAGTACAGGTACCGCAAGCTCTTTTGTCCATACTTTATACCTTATCAGGTGCTACAATAAATTGCCTACTAAGGAGGCAATTATGACGCAAATCGTGTTTACCAACACATTTGGAGTGCCGGAAAAATACGCTCCAAAACCAGCATCTCAACTTATACCTGAATGGTATAAAAATACTGAGTCTTATATAGGTGATGAAAAAAAGCCAGGCGGTCAAGGCGATACTACTGGAACCATTAAACGGTGTATGCCTGTATTTGATGCTATTAATTCTGGTTATTTGTTAATAACTCATACAGATATTTGGGTAACTCAACAAGACGAAATAGACTCAAACACAGGCTCGCCAACAGGTAAAAAAATACCTTGGTTTGAATGGCCTTCGTTTGACCCAATTCAATTTCATCCACCAGAGCAAGCGCCATTACATCCAAAAGCAACTGGCAACCCAGTTCCTAAATGGATAAACCCTTGGTCAATAAAAACTCCACCAGGATATTCAACGCTATTTGTAGCCCCATTCCATCGCAATAATATGTTTAATGCAATGCCAGGTGTAGTAGATACTGATACTTACACTGCTCCAGTCAATATAATTTTTACTCTTTCAGACCCAAATTTTGAAGGACTTGTTCCCGCCGGTACTCCGATAGTTCAGGTAATTCCATTTCAACGCGAGTCTTGGGAAATGGTTATTGGGAATGCAAATGATTTTCAACAACAACAAAATGTAACTGTTAAATTACGGACTAAGTTCTTTGACTCTTATAAAACGCAATACCGACAAGTAAAAGAATATAGATAGATAAAGTACAAACTAGCCCCGCTTCGGCGGGGTTTTTCTATTAAGGAGCAACAGTGGCATACGGCGATCAAATCACAGAAGCGATCCCATCCCCTATTGGTAACCCAGTAGCTAACCAAACATATGCCCTTACCGGTATTGCTTATGATGTATCTATTGGCGGTCAACCATTCTTCTTAAACAACGATGACAATAATCCTTACCGTAGAATTACAGCTCAGTATCGCAAGAACCAGATTGATATGTCCCGTGAACCTGGTGAACAAACAATCACCGGATGGTGGCTTAGATCACAATCGTCATTCCACCTTGGTCAAGGTATAAAGTTTTTTGAACCATCACAAGATGAATTACTTAGATTTCAATACACCTATTCAAAAGGTTGTAACGTTTGGACTAAAGGACAAGTAACCTTACTTAGTGATACTGATACAGTTCACGAAGTTGATAATGCTTTGCAAACCAATGGGCGTCCATTTCAGTTTTTAAGATCTATTAAATGGAAAGCAAACGGCAACTCCTATCAAGGAGCATTACTTTCTGATGGTTACGATGTTGACCGTATCTATCCAGCCATTACTGCTTCTGTTACCAACAAGGCTTTAACTGCCAACGTAGCTACCCTTACAGCAACTGCTCACGGGCTATCAGTAGGTATGGAAATAAGCGTTACAGGTGTTGACGCAACTTTTAATGGTACTTATGCAATTACCGCAGTAACAACAAACACTTTTAGTTATGCACTTGTACACGCTAACGTTGCATCTACAGCAGTATCTCCTGCTGGTACTGTTACTAGCGATAATACTCACTTTGCTGATTACACTTCTGGAACCAATGATCCCGTATATGCTTTATGTGATGATGGTATATATGCTTATTGGGTAACCAACGATGTTGCTAGTGGTAAATTGCAAATACAAAAGAAACTAATTTCTGATGGTCCATCCGTAGCACCAACTGTTATGTTTACTAAAGTTGGAATTACTGTAGTTAATGCAGTTATTGAGTATGTAAAAGAACGTTTAGTTCTAGCAGTAAACAATGCAGTATATGAATTTGCTACAACTGCTACTTCATTACCAACTGCTGTGTATACACATCCAACTACTGACTTTACCTATACCAGTATCGCTGCTTCAGGCGCAGCTATCTACTTATCAGGCTACAGCGGCATCCAATCAACAATTCAAAAGTTTACTTTGAATACTTCAACTGGTGCTATGCCTACCCTTACCTCTGCTATTACAGCAGCAGAATTACCTGCCGGTGAAATCAATTACAAAATATTTTTCTACTTAAACTACTTATGTATCGGCACCAACAAGGGTGTTCGTATTGCAGACATCAGTACAACTGATGGCTCACTTGCTTACGGTCCACTTATCTTTCAATCATCACAGCCAGTCTATGACTTTACTGCTAGAGACAAATACCTTTGGTGTGTTACCGGAGTTGACGGCAACCCTGGCACAACTCGTATTGATCTAGGAACTCAATTAGGATCTAACTTAGTATTTGCTTACGCTTGGGATCTATATGACCCTAATACTACAGGCTTTACAACTACTGCCTGTACTTTCCTTGGTGATACTAACCGCCTTATATTTACTACTGCTAATAACGGTACTACAAATGGTAAAATTTATATCGAAGCTAGCACTCGTTTAATTGCACAAGGCAAATTACACGGTGGATATATTCGTTTCAATACTTTGGAAAACAAAATCTTTAAGTACCTAACCCCACGTTGTAATACAACCGATGGTGGTTTAGGTATTATTTCCGTAGATGCTAATGGCAATGAATATGATATTGGTACTTTTTCTCAAGGAACAGATGTAGGGGATGTATCTATTCCTTACCCACCTGGGGCGCAACAATACTTAGGCTTTGAGTTTACCTTTACTAGATCTACTACAGACAATACTAAGGGTCCATTATTTACTGGATACCAAGTCAAGGTATTGCTTGCTGTACCACGCCAACGCCTTATCCAACTACCGCTTGAATGTTATGACAGCGAATCAGATAAGTTTGGTAACAAAGCTGGATACGATGGTTCTGCTTACAACCGTATCAAAGAACTTGAAACTATTGAATCTAATGGCGATACCATTAAGATAGAAGATTTCCGTACCGGAGAAACTCTTACAGGTATCATCGAAGAGATTGACTTTATCAACAGAACTCCTACTGATAAGCGCTATAGCGGTTATGGTGGTTTGCTCCTCGTCACTGTTCGTTCTATGAGCTAAGGAATAGTATGAATCCCGCTGATTGGTCAGGCATTGTCTATGCCTATTTTTTTGTAGCTACTGGTGTCTTATGGGGAATCATAAGAGCGTTACATCATACAATTCTTACAGTAATAAACACAGCACTTGAACCTGTATGTGAAGACTTAACTAAGATTAAGTACCAGTTGTATAACAATGGTGGTGAATCTATGAAAGATTCTATTGATCGTATAGAAAAAGATGCTATTGAATTAAGAATTAACCAAGCAATAATTAAAGCAAAGCTGGAAAACTAATGGGATTAAAGGAAGATTTCGTTGCCAAAGCAAGATCAGAAATCGGTTACATTGAAGGTCCAGGGGATAATGAAACTAAATTCCAGAAGATCCACGCTGCTTGGTGCGGAGCGTTCCTTAACTGGTGTGCAAAAGAAATTGGCTTTACTGGGATGCCTAACCTTGTATACACACCGACGGGCGCGTCAGCGTTCCAAGGCAAAGGCGCTTGGTCGAATCCTGCTACTGCTAAGCCTGAGCCTGGTGACATTGTGTTCTTTGATTTTCCAGGAGGTCAAAAAATTGACCACGTTGGAGTTGTGGTAAAAGATAATTTAGATGGAACTGTTGTGACCGTCGAGGGAAACACTAGTCCAGATACCAAACCTGCCGGTAATCAAAGTAACGGCGGAGAAGTTTGCCTCAAGGTACGCGCTTACAAGGCAGATAACAAAAGAAAGTTACCAGTATACGTAGCTGGTTTCGGAAGACCAAAATGGTAAAAGGAGCAATATGAAGTTCAATAATAAAGCAGTAGAGATCTGGGCCAAGTGGTTCGTTGGTAATGCCATCACAGCAGTAGTTGTAATTGGCAAGTCACCAATAGATTTCACAGGATCAGATTGGCATCACGCAGCCAACACAATCTGGCTAGCAGTAGTTCCAGTGCTAATTGCTTGGGCTAACCCAAAGCACGATTTCACAATGACAGTTAAGAAGTAACCAGACTCTTACTGCGAGGCACTAAAGGCCCATCCCTTCGGGGGTGGGCTTCTTTTTTTATGCCGTTTTACGGTTTGTCTAAAGGGCAGGGAACGATTACTAGGTTGCCACAGTTGACGCACTCAGCGTCAAGGTGGTACCAAGCGATCTCATAGTCATCAAAAGCTGCTGCAATGTAGAATGTTTTTGACCCACAGGAACAGGCGTGGACCGGACCAAAGGCCCTTAGATCAGTTCCAAAACGCTCTGGGAGCTGTTTAATTTTACGCAGGGATGGTAGACGGAGTCGCACAGACTGCCTCTCTTCTACCAGCCCGAGAGGGCTGACTGTTTAATTCGCCTTACGGCTCATATTGTAATCACCGAAACGCCTAGTATGATAAATAAAGGACTTCGTGGCGTGTCGTGATAGACTTCACATATGACCACACTTACAGGATACCAAGGTGACGGCTTTGTTGTCCTCGCTGCTGACTCACAGATTACAGAAGATAACTTAATAACTATCTCAACTAAGACGCCAAAGATTCTTACTCGAGGTAAGTATCTACTAGGCATAGTCGGTGATTCAAGACCAGGAGATATCCTTGCTTACAACTGGAACCCACCTGCTTTTAAGCCAGCCGATGATCCGATACAACATATGGGTCGTAAGGTTATCCCCAGTATTGTGCGAGCATTTAGTGACGGTAACTACACGTGGGACAGGGCTGATAAAGAATCAGGTTTTGATTACCTGATAGCTTTTAACGGTCACCTATTTCATATAGCTTGCGATATGTCCTTTATCCAGTCAGACTACGGAATATACGGACTTGGAACCGGTGGACAATTTGCTATGGGTTACCTATGGGCGATGAAGGATGCCACGATTGAATATGAATGGGATACCGACTCGGCAAAAATGTTCTTGACGGACGCAATTAAGTGTGCGACTATTTTCGATGTAAACACAGGACTACCAATTCAGGTAGAACTACAGAAACGGGGATAAGAATGTGGATTGAAAAAGGTAGATGGTTATTTACTGCAGGTTTGCGTAATCGTTCTATATCA